AGAATCCCGCGTTGCAGGCAGCGCAGCAACAGATGCAGGCAATGGCTCAAGAAATGGAGCAGATGCACACAATGATTCAGAATGTGGGCAAATCCATTGAGATGCAAGAGCAGCAGCGCAAGGACTTTGAGGCAGAAGTTAAGATGTACGAAGCCGAAACCAAGCGGATCAGTGCAGTGCAGGCTGGCATGAGTGAGCAACAGATTCAAGACATTGCCATGGGTGTGGTTGCAGCGGCTATGGAGTCACAAAGCATGATGAATCAAATGCCTGAGATGCGTGAGGAATCTATGCCAATGGAAATGATGCCTCCCCAGCAAGAAATGATGCCACCTGAACAACCTATGGGAATGCCACAATGAAAGCAAATGAATTTCTAGGTTTGCTGTTTTTGGCGCGGGATGTTGCTCATTCGGTGCATTTGAACACCCGCAGCTACAGCAAGCATGTGGCGCTCAATATCTTCTATGAACGCATTGTTGGTGCGGCTGATGACTTTGCCGAAGCCTACCAAGGCCGGTACGGTTTGATTGGCCCTATCACATTGCATTCGGCCAAGAAGACCAACAACATCATTGAATTCTTGCAGGATTCACTTGCTGAAATTGAGGCTGCTCGGTACGATCTGTGTGATAAAACTGATACGGCGCTGCAACAATTGATTGATAATATTGTTGAGGTGTATTTAAGAACCCTCTACAAGCTCAAATTCTTGGCATAAGGAAACATCATGGAACTTTTAAAACCGCTTAGTAAAACTGATTTTCCTGCTTTTTCTGTGGCTTTTACAGGCTCGGCGGGTAACACTTCTACATGGAACGCTGGCCCTCAAGGTGTAATGGTTTGGTCTGACCAACCCTGCTTTGTAGAGGTCGGTGAAGGCGCTGTAGCCACAACTGCCAGCACACCTATCCCTGCTTTCACACCCATTCCATTTGCGGTGCCAATTACTGTTAGCGGCGCATGGCGTGTAAGTGCCATCCAAGTGTCCACTGGCGGCATTGTGTACGCCAAACCAATCAACAAGCAATGAGCTACGGTGTAGCCCTTCGCAATAGCGTTGCCCTTGGTTTGGGCGGCGTTATTTCGTTGTTTGGTGGGCGCGGCGATGAACAAGCGCAAAGCAATCTTCTTACCGAGTCCTCCAACAACCTCGTGCAAGAGGACGGCGGCTTGATTCTTTTGGAGTGACCTAAATGGCCGTCTTTCTTTCCCCTGTGGGCGGCGCTGCGGCCCAGTTCTTTACCAATAGCGGCATTCCGTTAGCTGGCGGCAAACTGTACACCTATGCGGCGGGGACCACAACGCCTGCGGTGACTTACACATCCTCTAGTGGCGCTACAGCCCACAGCAACCCTATTATTTTAAATTCGGCTGGGCGTGTAGCTACGGGTGAAATTTGGTTAAGCCCACCGCCATACAAGTTTTTGCTTAAAGACAGCAACGATGTTTTGATTGCTACTTATGACAATATTTCTGGCATTGGGGCTGCAAGTTATCAAATAGACAATTTTACTGGTACGGGATCGCAAACAATATTTACATTAAGCGCGGCTTCGTTGGGAGAAAACTTCACGTTTGTCTACATCAACGGTGTATATCAAAACAAGAATACATACACTGTCAGCGGCGTAACCCTCACGTTTTCACAAGCACCACCTCTCACTTCACTTATTGAAGTAATGTTTAACTGATTGGATTAATCATGGCAGACAGCAAAATCTCAGCACTTCCCGCTTCCACGACCCCGCTGGCGGGTACGGAAGTATTGCCCATTGTACAAAGCAGCACGACCAAACAAGTATCCGTTGCTAACTTAACTGCTGGTCGTGCAGTTGCCGCAACAAGTATTCAATTTGGTTCGGGTACTGTTTTGTCTAGCTATGAAGAAGGTACTTGGACGCCAACATTTACCAACCTAACTGTTGTTGGAACACCAACTTACACGGGCAAATACACAAAAGTTGGCAGATTAGTGACTTTTTCTTTGCGTATTCAGTCCACAACAACCACAACTTCCGCAGCAGGCGGTACTTATTTCAATCAGCCATTTGTTCAATTTTCAAATAGAAGCACGTTAACAGCGGTAAATGGAAATGCATCAGCAAGCTATAGAGTTGGTTTAATTGCCGATGATGGCAATTGCTATCCACCAACTTGGGTACCAGTAGCTGACGTCACAATTTATGGCGCTTACTACGTCTAAGGATCGTTATGGCTCTGACTAAAGCATCATTTTCAATGATACAAGGGGCATTGTTTAATGTCTTGGATTATGGCGCAGACCCAACTGGTGTAGCTGATAGCACTTCGGCAATCAATGCTGCTAGCGCGGCTGCCCATGCCCTGACTGCTGGAACAACTACAGACCCCTATGGGTCAAAAACATTAGGTGGTTCTATTGTTTTTTTCCCTGCTGGTAAATATACAGTTTCAGGCAAATTGATGATTTATGAATACTGCGGTTTTAGAGGCGCAGGCAATAGATCAAGCGTAATTTACAGTTCTTACAACGGCAACATCATTGAAAGCCAGCCTTCTGCTTCGTATGATGCGTTTGGAATACTGATTGAAGACATTGGCATTATTGGTGACAGAACCAAAACTTCCCAAGTTGGTATTGGCTTGCTTCGTGTTTGGGAAATAAGCATGAAAAATGTTTTGGTGATGAACTGTGGTTCACACGGCATTATTATGTATCAGTGTATTTTGAACACTTTTATTGGTGTTGAATCACAACGCAACGTAGGTGCTGGTCTAGCAATTACAGGCGGCATTACTTCGTGGACAGACACTACACCAACCAATCTGCCATCAAATGCAAATGACTTTTTTAATTGTCATTTTGCCTACAACGATAACGCTGGTATTTTTATTGCCGCAACGGGTACTGGCTCAGTAAACAGTTCAACTTTTTATGGTGGTGGATGTGAATACAACTACCGATCAAGCGCTCCTGGTGTTGGCTACAACATCCGCATTGAAACTGCTGATTACCATCCGAATGTCTTCAATGATATGTCGGTGGAAGACACAAATTGCCAATACCATGTTTATGTTAACGTAACGTCCGGTAGTGTTGGCGCAAAGTTTAACAATTTGATGCATATTGCAAATGGCGCGGCTAGTTACCCATTACGCGCTGTTAAGGCGGCTTCTGGTGTTGTTTACATTTCATTTGCTCAACAAAACGGCAATGCTTACCCGACAACAAACGGTTCTACAGCACCATTTGAATTGACAAAAGCGTCTGCAAATATTTACACACTGAATTGCGCTGGTGTGGTCACCAACGGGCTTTTTGTTTGCGACGAAACAGGCGCAACAACAGGGTTGCAAAACAACGTGCGAATGTCCAATTACGGTTATTTGTATGGTGTTTTTAACCATTTTAACGATAACGGGCAAGCTGGCCCATCGTTCTATCAATCTGGTCAAACATACCCATACATTGATTTCAGCACCTTCAACAAAGGCATTTTGTTGGGCACAGGCTCAACAGCACCTACAAGTCTAATAACTACTGGTGCTGGATCGCCTGAAGGTGCTATCACAGCCGCCATTGGCTCTCTGTACACACGAACTAATGGTGGGGCAAATACAACTTTGTACGTCAAAGAATCTGGCACTGGCAATACAGGATGGGTAGCAAAATGAAAATCATCAGTGCAGCTATGCACACACCTCAAGTAATCGCGGCTTATAAAGCTGCACAAATTAAAAATTTTGTCGCATAATAACGGCACAAACCGTATCGGCCAGGTTGACCGAGGAATCTTAGGATTCATTTAAATGACTGAAGAAGTCCAAGCCCTAGCGGAAGTAGACTCCGCGCCAACCACGGATGTGACGGCCACACCTGAAGTTGTTGAAAGTACGCCGGAAGTAGCTGAAACACAGCCTGCCAAGACATTCTCGCAAGAGGAACTTGACGCTGCTATTGGCAAACGCCTCGCAAGAGAGCAACGTAAGTGGGAAAGAGATCAAGCACAGCGTCAGTCTGAACAACAGACGTTGAGGGCCGCGCCAGCCGCCACCGCTGATCAGTTTGAGTCAACTGAAGCCTATGCAGACGCATTGGCCTACCAGAAGGCAGAAGAACTGATCGCCAAGCGTGAAGCAGCAAAGCAGCAGTCGCAAGTTCTTGAGAGTTATCACGATCTGGAAGAAGAAGCGCGGGGCAAGTATGACGACTTTGAACAAGTTGCCTACAACCCCAAACTACCGATCACAAACGTGATGGCAGAAACGATACAGTCTTCGGATATTGGTCCTGAGTTAGCGTACTACCTCGGTTCAAATCCAAAAGAAGCGGATCGCATCTCACGCATGACGCCCTTGAGTCAGGCCAAGGAAATTGGGAAAATTGAGGCCAAATTGGTTTCTTCGCCCCCAGTTAGGAAAACTACATCTGCGCCATCACCGATTTCGCCAGTAACTGCCCGATCCATTGGATCACCGTCACACGACACTACGGACCCACGGTCTATCAACACCATGACAACCTCGCAGTGGATTGATGCCGAACGCAAACGACAGGTAAAGAAGTGGGAAACGCAAAACCGCTAAAACTTTTTGAAAGGACTTTAAAATGTCTAACAGTATTCTGACCATTGACATGATCACACGGAAGGCGCTCGAAATTCTCGAGAACAACCTTGTGATCACCCGTAACGTGAACCGTCAGTATGACGATTCTTTTGCTGTTGAAGGCGCAAAGATCGGCTCTACACTGCGTATCCGTTTGCCCGACCGAGCTTTGGTAACTGACGGTGCCGCCCTGCAAGTTCAGGACGACAACGAACAGTTCACCACTTTGACCGTTGCCAGCCAAAAGCACATCGGTGTCAACTTCACATCTGCTGAATTGACCATGCAATTGGATGACTTCGCTGAGCGTGTGCTTAAGCCTCGTATCAGCCAGTTGGCGTCCAGCATTGATGCTGACGTTGCTAACTGCTACAAAACCATTGGTAACACCGTTGGCACCCCTGGCACCACTCCTTCTACTTCTTTGGTCCTCTTGCAGGCCCAACAGAAACTGAATGAGAACGCTGCTGTGATGTCTCCACGTTATGCAACCGTGAACCCTGCCGCTAACGCTGGTTTGGTTGAAGGTATGAAAGGTCTGTTTAATCCGACCGACACTATCTCCAAGCAATTTCGCAACGGCATGATGGGCACTGGCGTGTTGGGCTTTGATGAGATCAACATGTCTCAGTCAATCAAACAGTTTACAACTGGTTCACGCGCACCGATTACTGGCAATTCTGTGACCACTACCGTGGCATCTGAAGGCGCTACCAGCATTGCTTTGACTATCGGCTCTGGCCTGACAGTTAAAGCTGGTGACGTGTTCACTGTTGCTGACTGCTTTGCTGTGAACCCACAAACCCGTGAATCCACTGGTTCGCTGTTTCAGTTCGTAGTTTTGGCAGATGCAACTGCTGTTAGCACTGCTATCACTGTGACTGTTGCTCCTATCTACACTTCTGCAAATGCTTTGGCTACCGTTGACAGTTTCCCTGTCGCTGCTAAAGCTGTTGTGTTTGTAGGTGCTGCATCTACTCAGTACGCTCAGAACTTGGTCTACCACAAGGACGCCATAACGTTTGCTACGGCTGATCTTTTGCTGCCTCAGGGGGTCGATATGGCT